TGCCGCTATTACGCGCTCCCACAGTGTTCTTTCTCCTACTAGCTCGGTCGACTTTATTGGAAGCAAGGTTCTTGCAGACAGGCTAGACGAAGTCAAAGCCTTAACTTCTCGCGATCATGCTTACTACATCCCACCCGAAGAGCGCGGTTCTATCCGCTGCCACGGGTCCTTGTCCACCGCTCGGACATCCAAAATGCAATCCAACGTTGTTGAGATGCCTCTCAAGGAGCCTCTTTTTAAGAGCTTCCCCAAAGATTATTTTCACAATCTCATTTCTCCTATTTTTAATGGAACTTTGAAGGACGGCAAATGGGTGTCTCCTGAGCGTAACGCTCTCAGAGATTACGCTAAACAGGTCACCGGCATTAACATCGAACATCTCGACGCTGCCGTTAACGACCTTGTAGTTAAACTCTGTGAGATTGAAGACTTTGAGCATGATAACATCTGGGATCTGGAGACCTGCATTAATGGTCAGCCAGACTCGGAAGCTAAACCTATGCCCAAAAAGACTTCCGCCGGCTTCGGTGAAGGAGGTAAGAAATATCATCACCTTGAATATTCTGACCCAGATCATCCAGATCATCCTCACTACATGAAGCTCACTCCTGAAGCTCAAGAAAAGTTCAATACTATGCTAGACATGGCTAGTAGAGGTGAACGATTCGGAATTATCTTTCAGACCTGTCCTAAGGACGAACCGCGCGCTGCGGAAAAGGTCGACGAGAGGAAAATTCGTATCTTTACCATTGGACCTCTTTGTTTTTATCTTTTAAACAAGAAATTCTTTGGAGCTTGGATGTCTATCTTCACCAAGAACTTTCTCAAGTCAGAGACTGCAGGTGGCGTCAATCCCTTTGACTCCGCTTGGGGCCGTATCTTTAAGATTCTTGCTAAGCACCCAAACATTATTAACGGTGACTTTAGTAAATTCGACAAGAAGTCCTCAGTACTCTTGATCATGGCAGCTTTTACCGTCATCATCAAAGTAAAGCAGTTCTTTCTGGCTAAGAAGGGTCTCAGA